TGCAGGGTCTGCCGCAGCACGGCGAAGCGGGTGTAGCGGTAGCCGTCGGGGGCCGGGTGCTGCGCCGCGGCGCGGCGAAAGAGCTCGAGGATGCAGGCGGTGGTCTTGCCGCTACCGACAGGCCCTGCGATCAGCCGGATGAACGCCTCCGAGACCATGAAGCGGGCACAAGTCGGCGGCGCCGTATAGTCGATCGCGGCCATCAGGGCTGCGCCGGCGTGACATCGAGCATCGGGGCCACCTTGTCGATCGTGACAGGCGGCGCGCCGGCGGCCGACAGGTTGATATTGACCACGACCCGCTCGCCCGGCGCCACCTGCCGGTCATCCTTGCCCTTCTCGAGGCCGGCGATCTTGCCCATGGTCTTGAACAGCTCGACCTTGGAGCTGAGCGGCTGGTTGGTGTCGTGAAAGAGCCGATTGGCCTCGGCCAGCCACTCCTCGACCATGACCCCGGCCTTGAGCGTGGTGCGCTCGTTGGCATTGCCGGCGTCGTTCCACAGCGTGTGGGCCTCGAGATAGAGCTGTTTGAACCGCGGGTGACTGCGGATGTGCTGGTTGAAGAAGACCGGGTCGACCCTGTGCTGCCGCAGGATGTCGGCGAGGTTGTAGATGTCCTGTGCGATCGCATGGGCCAGCCGGCTGAGGTCGGTGTCCGACATCTGCAGCGGGGCAGGGGGCGCCAGCGGCGAGGGGACCGGCACTATCAATTGACGTCTCCGGGAAAAACTGATCTAAATCTAGGCTACTCTTCGGCTTACCCATAGTCGAGGCCTACGGAGTAGATAAGTTTCGATGGCCGCCCTCCCGATCGCCCCGCCGACTAGCCAGAACCGAGGCGCCCTTCAGGTCGCCGGGCTGGCTGCGACCAACGCGGCCGAAGCCCAGCAGAAAGAAGCACAGGCGGCGTCGCAGACGGTCACTCCCGAAGAGGAGACCGGGCTCGCGGGGATCATTCGGCGGGACTGGGACATCTTCCAGCGGCACCGCAATACGGTCGCAGGCTGGTCTCTGCGGCTACTGAGCGCGCTGCGCCAGTTCAACGGCCAGTACGACCCCGAGAAGCTCGCCCAGATCCGCCAGTTCGGCGGGTCGGAGATCTACGCCCGGCTCACGGCCGTGAAATGCCGGGGAGCCTCTTCGCTACTGCGAGATGTCTACCTCAACGAGGACCGACCGTGGGGTCTGGTCGCGCCGGCCGACCCGGAAATTCCGCTGAGCGTGTTCTCGGACATCACCACGGCGGTGCAAAGCGAGATCCAGAACCAAGTCGCCAACGGCGAGCCGCCGCCCAGCAAGGACGACGTCCGAGACCGCACGTTGGGCCTGATTGAGGCGGCCCGGCAGACGGCGAAAAAGAAGGCGCAGCAACAGGTTGAGATCGCCGAGGACAAGATCCAGACCTTGCTCGATGAGGGTGGCTACTACACGGCGCTGGGCGAGTGTCTGACCGACATTCCCATCTTCCCATTTACCTGCCTCAAGGGGCCGGTAGTGAAAATGCAGCCCATTGTGCAGTGGCGAAACGGGACGCCTTTTTCGGACGTCCAGCCGCGGCTGACTTGGGCCCGTGTCAGCCCCTTCGACATCTGGTTCACGCCGGGCGTGGCCGACATCGCCAACGCCACCGTGATCGAGCGGCTGCGCCTCACGCGTGCGTCGATCAACGACCTGCTCGACCTGCCGGGCTACAACCACACGGCCATCAAGGAGGTCCTGACTTTCTATGGTCGGGGTTACACCGAGGCGCCGGACTTCACCGATGCGCAGCGCGCGGTGCTCGAAAGTCGGGAGAACCCGACGATGAACGAGAGCTGGCTGATCGACTGCCTCGAGTATCACGGCAACGTGCAGGGCGACGTGCTGCTGCAGGCCGGCATGGACAAGAAGCTGATCCCGGACCCGATGCGCGATTACGCGATCGAGGCGTGGCTGATCGGCCGTTACGTGATCAAGCTGCAGCTTTCGCCCAGCCCGCGCAAGCGCCACCCGTATTTCATCACGTCGTGGGAGAAAGTGCCCGGAACCCCTGTGGGTAACGCCCTGCCGGACACGATCGGCGACCTGCAGGACGCGGCCAACGCCTCGCTGCGCTCGATCGTCAACAACATGGCGATGGCATCAGGGCCCCAAGTCGTCGTGTTCGACGATCGCCTGTCGGGCATGGAGAACGGCGAGCAGATCTTCCCGTGGAAGCGCTGGCATGTGGTCAGCGACCCGATGGGCAACTCGAGCACCAGCGTGAAGCCAGTCGACTTCTTCCAGCCGCAAGCTAATTTCCAAGAGAACTGGGCGGTCTTTCAGGGGATCTACGGGCTGGCCGACGACATTTCGGCGATCCCACGCTACTTGCAGGGCTCGGCGCCCGGCGGTGCCGGCCGCACGGCGTCGGGGCTGGCGATGCTCATGGGTAACGCCTCGAAAGTCCTCCAGACCGTGTGCAGCAACATCGACACGGACATCATTGCGCCGTCGTTGCAGGGGCTGCTCGACATCGTGCTGCTGACCGACACGACCGACATTCTCGACGGCACCGAGAAGATCGTCGTCAAGGGCGTGCAGGTGGCGATGCAGCGCGAGACCCAGCGCAGCCGCCAGATGGAGTTCCTGCAGGGCACGATGAACCCGATCGACCTGCAGATCATGGGCCCGGCGGGCCGCGCCGCGGTGCTGCGCGAAGTCGCCAAGGGGCTGGGTATTCCGGGCGAGAAGATCGTGCCGAGCGACGACGACCTGAAGGCGCAGCAGGACGCTGCCAAGAACCTTGCCCAGCAGAACGGCCAGCCCGGACACGCGCTGGCGCCGCCCGGTGCGCCCAACGGGGCTGCACAGGCGCAGGGCAGCCAGCCCAGTCCGCCCAACATGGACATGGGGCCACGAACCAACCTGTTGCAAAGGCCCCCTGTTCCCGCCGGAGGAGTTGGCGGCAGCCCGTGAAACGGGTAAGCTGTGTTTCACGTGAAACGTTTTCGCTGAGCGGAAGGAGCTCGAGATGGCAAAGATGCAATTTCTGCAGGGTGGCAAGACCCACATGTTCGGCAAGTCGGGGGCGACCCCGCAGAAGCCGGGTCAGACGTCCAAGTCGCAGGACGGACAGGGCAGCAAGTTCATTTCCGGCGGCAACGGCCACATGATCGCCCGCAACGGCGCCACGCCGGCGCGTGCCGGCATGACCTCGAAGGTCGAGAGTGGGCAGGGCGCCAAATTCGCCTCGGGCGGCCCCGGCCACATGTTTGGCCGGCGCGGCTCGCAGACCCGGTCGCCCGGCTCGACCGGGGGCATGTAACCTGCAGGGGTAACCATGGCCAAGCCGAAGGGCGGTCCCAAGGCCTTCACCAAGCCTGAGCTGGTGAAAACGCCCTTTGGAGGTGTCCCCAAGACTGGTGCTCAGCCGAGCGACATGCTGCCATCACGGCATGCTCTGGCGAAGCTGGCGCAGGGGGCGACGTCGCAGCCCACCATCACGCAATTTGGGCGAGCGACGCCGATAGGTTCGGGAGCGCCGAACCCCTACGAGAAGATGATCGAGAACGGCGATTTTTGAGGGTTGGACGTGGCAGCACAGGCAATCGGGCGCGGTATACCGCGCGAACACATTCCGCTGATCAGGATCTTGGCGGCGCTGAAGACGCGGGAGCCGGCGTATTGGGGGATGTTCGAGAGCGCTATGCACACACTGCTCGACCCCGAGCTGGCGCATGTTGTCCGGGTGCCGACCAAACTGCTGAAGACAGCGCAGGGACGAGCGCAGATCTCCGACGACATCCTGAAGATCATGCGTGATTGCATTGATCTGGCCGTGGAGCTCCAACGCCAAGAGGCGGCGAGGGCCGCAGCAACATCGCCGGCTGCGCCGGCGCAACCGACGAGGGTTTAGAAATGGCAAGACATCCTGACGCCGACCGGCCGATCGACACAGGTGTGGTCGTCCCGGCGGCGATCCGCATGCAGGGCGCCCGCGCTGACGCGTTGATGCGCGGCGAAGACCCCGATGCCCCGCCGCAGCCGACGCCTCCCGTCGCAGGCGACCCGCCGCAGGAACCCGCACCGCCTCAGCCGTCGGAACCTGCTCCACTGCAGCCGCAGCCCGAACCCGAGCCACAGCCGGCGCCGCCCGGAACACTCGATGCGCAGTGGGAAAACCGCTACCGGGCCATGAAAGGCCGCTTCGAGGCCTTGCAGGTGCAGTCGCAGCGAACGATCAACGACCTGAACCAGCGGCTCAACGAGAGGGAGGTCGAGCTGCAGCAGCTCCGGGCAGGTGCGCCAGCTCCCGGCCAGCCCGCAGCGGGCGACCCGCCGACGGGCTTCGACGCCGAGGACGAGACGACGTGGGGCGCCGACATGGTCGGCATGGTGAACCGGCGGATCAACGCCGCTGTGCAGGCGGCGCTCAAGGGCGTCGATACCCGCGTGCAGAGCGTCGAGAACATGACTGCTCAGCAGCGGCAAGACGCTATGGACGCCGAGCTCGATCGCCGCTTGCCGGGCGGCAACGGGCAGGCGAGCTGGCGCGATCTCAATGACGACCCACAATTTGGAGCGTGGTTGCACTTGCGTGACCCATTATCTGGTGATATACGGCTCAACATGCTGAGGAAGGCATACGCTGAGTTCGATACTCAGCGGGTGTTCAACTTCTTCAACAGCTTCATCGCCGAAGCGTCCCCGGCTCCCGCCGGCGGTCAGCAGCCCGGCCCGACGCCGCCGGCTCCCACACCGGGACCAGCGCCCTCGAACCGGATCCCGCTGACTTCCCTCGCGGCACCGGGTCCAGCCCGGCCTGCAGCGTCGACGCCTCCGTCGGCCCCGCAAGCGAAGCGCATCTGGAAAAACTCGGAAATCGCGAGTTTCTTCCGTGCGAAGTCGCGCGGGGACTACGACAAGACCCCCGAGCTACGGGCTGAAGCCGACGCTCTTGAGGCTGACATCTTCGCCGCGCAAACGGAGAACCGCGTCCATCCGGGTTGAGAAATCAACCGCCCCTCCCTCTGGGGCTTCGATGGAGCGATAAGTGCTGAAGTCTCTTGGCCTTGCGGCCGCTGCCATGCTCGGCGACGTCAACTGGATGGGCGTCTCCGATCCGGGCCTCCTGCCGAACCATGCGGTGGAAGTGCCGAAGACTGTGGCGTTCGCCTTCCCGCTCGCGAACGGCGGTTCCACGCCACCGATCTTCCCCACGGGCTCGAGCCAGCCGGCGACCGCCTATTCGGGTACGTTCATCCCAGAGATCTGGTCGGGCAAGCTGATCGAGAAGTTTTACGCGGCCACCGTGCTCGCGGCGATCTCGAACACCGACTACGAAGGCGAGATCAAGAACTACGGCGACACCGTCCACATTCGGACGATCCCGACGATCACCGTCAACAACTACCTGTCGGGCGGTAACCTGTCCGTGCAGCGTCCGTCGGCGCCGATCGTCGATCTGCTGATCGACCAAGGCAAATACTTCAACACGATCCTCGACGACGTGATGAAGATCCAGAGCGACATCAACCAGATGGGGCTCTGGAGCGACGACGCCGCGCAGCAGATGAAGATCGCGGTCGACACCGACGTGCTGCAGGGCATCCTGCACGCCGCCGCGGCGACCACCAATCGGGGTGTGGCTGCGGGCGTGATCTCGCAGAACATCAACCTCGGCGTCACCGGCACGCCGCTGGTAGCCGTCGCCAACGCCCCGGCCGCTGGGCAGGTCGACGTGGTCGACATCACCACCCGTCTGGGACAGGTGCTCGACGAGCAGAACATCCCAGAGATCGGGCGCTGGATCATCATTCCGACGTGGTTCGGGACGCTGATCAAGCGGTCGGAGCTCCGCGAGGTGTTCCTGTCCGGCGACAACGTCACCATGCTGCGCAACGGCAAGCTGGGCATGATCGACCGCTTCACGGTCTACGTGTCCAACCTCCTGCCGAATGGCGTGGCCGGCACCTTGGCCGCGGGCGAGTTCGTGATCTACGCAGGTCACGCGCACGCGCTCACCTTCGCCAGCCAGTTCACCAAGGTCGAGACGCTGCGGTCGGAGTTCACCTTCGGCACGCTGCTGCGAGGTCTGCAGGTCTACGGCTACGAAGTGGTCGATCCCAAGGCGCTCGCCGAGGCGATCGTCACGCAGGGCTAATCTCTCGCAAGGGGAACCAACGAGATGGGGCCGGGGTGATACCCGGCCCTGTTTCTAGGTGGAGTTGAAATGGCGCTCACGACAGTCGGCGATATTATCGGAGAGGTTCGGGTCCTGATCATGGACACCGATGCCGCCGGCTATCGCTACGACGACGCGAGTGTCTATCAGGCGCTCAACGAGGGCATGCTCGAGGCGCGCCGCATCCGGCCTGATTTTTTTCGGGGTGTGTGGCCAACCCCGCAATACAGCCCGACCGACGTCGACGTGAGCATCAACTTCCCGGAGCAGTTT